AAGCACCAGACCAGGCGTTTCTTATTCCCGCCTACGACGCAAAGAAAGAACAAGCGTATCGAGCAATCAAGCAGAAGCTGTCCGACGCGATCGTGACGAAGGTAAGACGCCTTGGCTGACCAGATCGAAGACGTCATCTACTCGCGCCTCCAGGCCACGTCGGGTGTTACCGATCTGGTCTCGACTCGCGTGTACCCGATCCGGAGGCCGGCAGATGCTTCGCTGCCGCTCGTGGTATATGAGCGCCTGAGCGAAGTGACGCCGCTGGCTATGGTGCAAGACCCAGGCAACGTGACCGCGAGGTTCCGGTTCAGTTGTCAGGCCGACACGCCAGAAAACGCTCGGGCTTTAGCAGCTCAAATCAAATCAGCCATAGGCTACTACGCCGACAGCACTACGACTCCAGTGGTCGACGGCGCGTGGCCGGACGGCAGTTTCGAGGATTTCGAGATGGGCGCCGATCTGTTCGAAGTGACCAAAGACTTTCAAGTGGCTTACAGGGAGTAGACGAATGGCGACTTTTGTTCAGACGAACGTGGGATTGTACTGGGGCGGCTACTCCATTGCCTCGACCTTCAACGCGATCGGTCTCAATCTGAGTAACAGCTTGCAAGACGACACGGTTTACGGAGACACGTTCCAATCGAATGCGGCGGGCCTGTCGTCTGTTTCCTTGGAAGGGGAAGGCTATTGGGATAGCACGAACGACAGCATACTTCACAGCTCTATTTCGGTAGACGCTGCTGAGACTGTTGTGACCGTTACTCCGGTAGACCAGGCGGCGGGTTCGCCAAGTCTAAGCACCGCACTCACGACGTCGGAGTACAGCCCTGTAGCAAACGGCACGGTCGGCGAAATGATGGGCTACCGAGTGACCGGCGAAGGGCGCGGCAGCAAGCTCGTCCACGGCGAGATCGTCGTGATCCCGGCGACATATACTTCATCGTCAGAGTCGGCGACCAACGCCAGCATCGGAGCAGTCAGCGCCACGCAGTCGATATACAGCACACTCCACGTCACGGCTGCGAGCGGAACGCTCAATGTCATCGTCGAAAGCGCACCGTCGAACTGGTCGAGTGAGAGTACACGCATTACGCACACCGCATTCACGGGCATCGGTGCCGAGCAGAAGTCGGCAGCCGGTGCGATCACCGACGCCTACTGGCGGGTGAAATACACCGTCTCAGGTGGGGGTTCTTTCGATTTCATCGTTTCACTGGCGGTATTCTAGGAGAACATTATGGCAACATTTGTACTGTACGACGCCAGCGTTTCGGTGGCTGGCACTGATCTCAGCGATCACGTTCGCAGCGTGACGGTCGATGCCGGACAGGCAATGCAGGACGACACCGCGATGGGCGACACATTTCAATCGAACGCGGCCGGTCTCGCTACGTGGTCGGTCACGGTGGAGTTCCTTCAGGACTACGCAAGCTCGAAAGTCGATGCTGTAGTGGCTCCGCTTTTGGGCATCGGCAACACGGCAGCGCTGGTTATAAAACCAGCGAGCGGGTCGGTGTCATCAACCAACCCAAGCTACTCGGGAACCGGGATTCTGGAATCCTATAACCCCGTGTCCGGAAGCGTCGGCGATCAAGCGATGGCATCAGCCACGTTCCAATCAGCTTCAGCTCTGACCAGGGCGACCAGCTAAATGCAGGACCAAGACCTTCCCCTTCAAGTGAGGAATCATGGCATTAACCAAAGAAGCGATTCTGGCAGCAGATGATCTGACGACTAAAGAAGTAGATGTTCCCGAATGGGGCGGCTCCGTTCGCATAAGGGAGCTGACTGGCAGGGAGCGGGATGCGTTCGAGGAGGGATCACTCGACAAGAAAACGCGAGACGTGAAGATGACGAATATGCGAGCGAGGCTGGTGGCTATGAGCGCGATCGATGATTCTGGCGATCGCTTATTCACGGCCGCAGAAGCTGACGAGCTTGGCAAGAAGTCGGCTACCGCTCTGAACCGTTGCTTCGAAGTGTCGTGTTCGCTGTCCGGCATCACCGACCAGGACGTCGAGAAACTTGAAAAAAACTCCGAAGCAGCCCCTCACGCTCAGCTTGGTTCGACTTAGCAGAGATGATGGGCTGCCCTGTATCGGAGCTGCAAGCTCGCATGACGTCAAACGAGTTTTCTGAATGGATCGCCAGGGGGCGCATCCAGGCTGAAGCAGCCGAGCAAGCTGAGATCGTGCAGCGCGTCGAAAGCCGGATGAAGCGCTGATGGTTCTGTCCGAACTCAAGGTCAAGCTAACCGCGTCCGACAGCGGGTTCGCTCGCACGATGAAAAAAGCGAGCGACAGAATCGGAGGTTTTCGAGGGCGACTGAAGAACATCGGCCCGAGTCTGGTGGCGTTCGGCAGATCTATGCTAAAGGCTACAGCAGTGGTTGCCGGATTCGGGTTCGCTGCGAAGAAGCTGTTCGAGTGGGGCAGCGCAGTAGAAGAAACATCTTCAAAATTCCGGACAGTGTTCGCAGACACGACCGATCAAGTCTCGGAGTTCCTGGATACGTTCGCGACGAAAGCGGGGCTGAGTACGCAGGAAGCTCAGGGGCTTATCAGCACGACGGGAGCAATCGTGCAAGGTATGGGCGGCACGATCAAAGAATCGGCAGATATGTCGATCGCGATCACGAAGCTCGCTGGTGATTTATCCAGTTTCAATAACATACCCACTGCCGAAACGCTGGAAGCATTGCGCTCAGCTCTGGTCGGTGAACGGGAGCCGTTGAAACGCTTGGGCGTGGTGCTTCTCGAATCAGATGTGAAAATGAGGGCGCTGGAAAACTCAACTGATAAGACCACAAAAGTGTTTACCCAATTCGAGAAAGCTACTGCATCGCTTGAGTTGATCAGCGAACGGGCTGGAGTGGCTGTGGGTGATCTGGATCGAACGATGGAAAGCGCAGCCAACGTCAGCCGTCGAGTTCGAGCGCGATTCGTTGATCTTCGTGATACGATAGGTACAGCAATGCTTCCTGCCTTCGCACAAATGCTTGGCGCGATGGACGACAATACTGAAAAATTCGAAGAAATGGAGGATGCGATTCGCGACAGCAGCGGCCTCATTATAAGTTGGGCGAATCTCCTAAAGGAAAGCTTTGAAGCCGTAGCATCTGCGGTAAAGGAAGTCTCGTTTCAATTAGTAGAAACCACAAAAACGCTGGGACTTTACTGGGATGTTGTGAAGGGATTCGGTGTAACTGATAACGCGGTCAAAGCGACGATGGAGTTGGATGTAATATTCAGGAAGTTGGATGAATCATCAAAGCGATTACGCGCACAATTTGGAGAGGCTGGCGCGGCGATTGCGGAGGTTTATAGGGGCGGCGCGGAGAACATTCAGTTTGCTACCGATGGGATAAAACGGTTCGGTGAGGTTGGGACCGCAGCAGTAGAGGGAGTCGCCGAACAGGTCAAAAGCTTGACTGAACAATCGGTCGATATGGCTGAAACGATTTCCAAGAACTTCATCGGCCGAATGTCAGAAGCTGCTGCCGGCGGCAAGAATGCGTTCGAAGGCTTCTTCGACTTTATGAAAAAGAGACTCATTCAGCTCGCGATGCAGTACGCATTGTTCAAAACGCTGACGGGGATATTCGGGGAATCGGATTTCATCACGGCGCTGACGGGTTTCTCAGGAAGTATCGGTGGTGGGGGAGGATCGACGTTGCGTTCTCATCAGCCGGTGTCGGTGCCGGATCTCGGAGGTATCGGTGGGTTGCCGCGTAAACGGGTACACCAGATCACCGCTCGGCCAGGCGTGAGCCAACAGGGAATGACGGTGAATCAGAACATCAACTTCACTGTCAGCGCTATCGATGCACGTGACGCTGCGCGGTTTATCCAGGAACAGAAGGGAACCATCGCAGGAGTGATGGCCGAGGCTACACAGAACTCCAGAGCTTATCGCAACCAGCTCCTCGGGGCTGTGTAAATGGCTGCTTTTCCCCGAACTGTTCCTCCGGCTTCTGTGACCTATCCGAGCGTGATCGGCAGTCTGATAAGCGTCGGGCAGTCCGGAGCGCTACAGACGCGATCTGAGGCCGCTCAGGGCAGAATATGGACCGAGAGTTGGTCGGCTTTGCCGGCTGGAAACGAAGACGTCCAGGAGCTGCTGACCACGATAGAGAATCTCTTTAATACCGGAGCCACGTGTACGCTCACTCACTACTTGCTGCCAGGTTCGGGGATGGCGCGTAATGGAACAGGCGGTGGAACGCCGAGAGTGAATGGTCCCGACCAGAGCGGCACGAGCCTCGTCACAGAGAACTGGACAACGGAAGCGGCTAACCGAATGAAGGCGGGTGACTGCTTCACCCTAGCGGGTCTGAGTGTACTATTTCGAGTCACAGCCGACGCAACATCGGGCACATCTACGAACGCTCAGACCTTAGCGATTGAGCCTCCAATTGTTGCTGGTAGCTCTCCTGCCGATGAAGCTTTGCTCACACTCGCGAGTGCTAATCTGACTGCGGTGATCCAGGAGTATTCTGCTGCATCAGCCGGTCCAGACGAATACATCGGAGGCTTGACGGTCACGTTCCGCGAGGCTCCGTAATGGGTCGCACATTATCGGCCGCGATGACCACCGCGATCACCTCGACGTCCGGATACGCGGATATCTGGTTCATCGAACTCGCCGGCTCTGGCGGCACCATCCGCTACACGACCGCACCGAGCGACACGAGTTGGGATTCTCAGACGTGGACAGGCATCGGTGGCGTGATCGATTTCGAGCCACCACCGGAGACTGCCGACCCAGCCGGCCAGAGCTGTCGCATCTCGCTGAGCGGCGTGAACACGGCGGTGATCTCGGAGATCTTGAGCAATAATGTGCGCGGCCGGGACTGCACTCTTTATTGGGGGCAGATCACTACATCGACCGGAGTAGTCGTGGTCGATCCGATCGAAGCGTTTGCCGGATTGATGAATGCGTCCTGGTCGATAGAACACACGCCGAGCGATGTCGGCGAACGCGGCACCGTGCGCGTGACCACGACGATCGTTTCACAGCTCGCTCGATTTCTGTTCCGGCGTATGGTGCGAACGAACGTCAGCAGCTTGCGTGAGATGCAAGCCAGGAGTTCAACCTCGCTGACTTTCGGCGCTAATCCTATAGCCACGACGAGCGGCTCCACGGTGATCACTGTCACTGACTCAACTGGTCACGGTCTGAACGTCGGAAGCAAACTGACTTTATCCGGAGCGACCGCGACCGGAGGCATTACGGCGCTTCGTCTCAATGTGACAATGGTTGTCGCAACTATTCCATCAGCCACGACGTTCACTGTGGATCTAGGCGGTAGCAATGCAAGCTCGACGGCTTCTGGCGGGGGTAGTTCGGTAGTTGCGGTTTATGGAAGCGACATCTACGTGGAAGCGAACCCAGACGTCTTCTTCGCGACTGTGCCGGATCTCGTGGGCCGTCCGATCTACTGGGGCAGGAAAGGCGCGTCGCCTCGCTCACAAGGGCGCCAGCAAGATCCATTCGAAGGCAGAACGTGGAAATGAGGCGCGTCGCGAACTGGAGCCAGAAGCTCGTCGCGTTCGCGATCGAGCAGCGAGAACTCGCGTTCGAATGGGGTCGAACGGATTGCGGCAGCCTGGTGCGCCGTGGGCTGGAACTCGTGTTCGGCGAACCCGTTCTGGAACTCGCCGGCTATGCGAGTGAGCTTGAAGCTGAACGCACTATGAAACAACTCGGCGAAGCTGCGACGTTCTTCGAATCACAGGGAGCAGTTAATGAATTACTGAGTCGAGCAAGCGGCGGTGACGTGGTAATACGGCCAGGAATCGATGACGGGCTGCCGAGGCTCGGGCTGTTTCTGTATCCGGAAGCGGTACTCACGAGCGATCCCGAGAATGGGCCGCACGTGATTAAGCAGCACGAACTCAGGCGTCGTTCGCGCCTCTACAAGTTCGGACAATGAGCAAGCAATCGATCGTCAACGTGCTGAAGCTCGCCACGGTGGCTGTGGCTTCGGTTTATGGTACACCGTGGGCTGGCGCTGCGGTCGCCGGTCTGTGGGGCGTGTACGAATACGAGAAGCTCAAAAGCTCCGCGTCGCTGATCGAGGAGCAGGAGGGCATCCAGGTCAACACGACATCGAACGAGAACGCTTTGCCGATCTGTTATGGTCTCTGCAAGGTCGGAGTGAGTCTGGTCGATGTAAGACAAAGCGCGAACGATTCGAATATCCTGGCGGTAGTCGGTGCTATCGCGGTTGCTCCGGAGGGCGGTTCGGCCGTTGGCCAGCAGGGCATCAACTCGGTCGAAAAAGTCTACTTCGACGAGAAGCTCGCGCTAGAGTACCCAGCGTTCGGTACGAATGACGCAAGCAATAACCCGACGCCGGCTGCCGGCCGCAACGTGATTCAAGAACCGTGGTCTGGAACAGACGCGACGAGTGGGTCGTCTCTGTTCGGCTCGACCTATTATCTCGACTTCTTCATGCACGCCGGCGTCGACTCACCACTCGTCGATTATAAGCTCGCATCTGGGGACCAGGGCTGGTCGACTAGCGATCCACCGTGGACCACCTATTCCAAAGGCGTCGGGATCTCTTACATCGTGCTGTGGCTATACCTCGACGACGAGGCCTATTCCAACGGTTTGCCGAACGTGACGTGCGAAATTGAAGGGAATAAGGTGCCGGACGTGACCGATCTCACGGCTGCGTATCGCTACAGCACGAACCCAGCAGACTGTATATGGGATTACATGACGAGCAAGCGATACGGAATGGGCATCCCAGCCGGAGACATGGACGCGACGAGCTTCGCGGCTGCTGCGAGCTACTGCAACGAGGAAGTCACGATCACGCTGAGTACGGGGGACACCACGCTTGCCGATCGGTTCACGTGCAACGGCTGGCTCGACTCGAGCGCAGACCCAAAGACGAATCTCGAACGATTACTGTCGAGCTGCCAGGGTCGCATAGTGCGCGAAGGCGGCAAGTACAAGCTGCTGATCCGGCAAACCAAGTCG